AAGCTGACAAGCTCCGCGAGTTTTTCGCCGAGCATCAGGATAAGCCTGCGCTTGAAAATCCATCAAGCGCAAGCTAAAAATTTTTGTCGTGTGCTTGACATACGGGTGGCGCAGATCATGGAAGCGGATGCCCTCGAAGCCGTGCTTATCGGCGAACTTGCGGAACTGCTTGGAGGGCGTGTCGTGGTGCTGCGGTGTGCCATCCCAGCCGCAGACGATGCGGCCCTGTCCGCGCCAGCGGTCGCCCAGCTTGGCGGCAATGTCGTCCTGATAGGCCTTTGTCTCTTGGAGCAAGGTCATCATGCCTGCGGGCAGGTCGATAGTGCGGCTGCTTTCCTCGGTTTTCGGGTCGGAGGTGTAATTGCCAAGCTCCGGCACATAGTTCAGGCCTCGGCTGATGTCGATGGTGCAGCGCTTCCAGTCTACATCATCCCAGCACAATGCGCCGACCTCGCCAAGCCGAAGTCCACACGTCAGCGCAAGCATCACTGCTGCGCGGAAGGACAGCGAATCTTCTTTTGCCAAGCACCGGAGAAGCTCGACAGCGCGTTCATCATCCAGCACTTTCAGCTTCTTTCGACGTGCGGTCGGGCGCTTCACGTCCTTGAATGGATTCTCCGGGATGAGCTTCCACGAAACGCCCATGTCGAACATGCCGCTGATGGTTGTGAAGTGATGCTGAACAATTCGGGCGCTCAGGGGCTTCGGCGGCTGCGGCTGACGCTGGCGGTCTGCTCTACGCTTCCGCTGTTCCGGGTCGATGGCGGTCGTGCGCCGCGGCGCTTGCCGTAGGCTGGCAATCAGCTGCTGTGCATCAAAGGCGGTCAGGGTGGTGATTTGCCGATTGCCAATCAGCGGCAGGACGCGCGTCTCCATGAGCGAGCGATACGTCTTTGCGGTCGTGGGTGCAAGGTTGGGGATGCAGTAGATTTCCATCCACCGGTCATAGAGTTCCTGCACGGTTATCTTCCAGCGCTCGCTGCCCTTCCCTGCGCCGAGCTTCGCGGCATCCTCCGGCGTGATGTGGTACTTCTCAATCAGCGCCAGCACGTCTGCTTGGGAGGGTGCGGTCATGGTCTGCCGTCCGTCGGCTTCCTGCACAATCAGCCGTGCCAGCTCCACCTCGCACGCTTTGCGCTGCTCTGCTTCGGGCATGTCTGCCGGGACCGAGAGCGTCTTGCGCACCCAACCGCGTCCGTCCGCGACCGAGCGCCGAAACCCGACGCGCCATGTGTTTTCACCGCGCTTTTCGATTGACCCCATGCTGCTCATCCTCTCTGGAAAAGATATAGAGGGGGTAGGTGTGTTTTTTCTGCGTTACTTGTGTAACAGCGGTAACGCTTCTTATATTAAGTCGGTCAAAAAACGGACGTGTAACATGCGCCTGATTTGCGTTACACGCCCGGTCTTTTTGTGTTACGGCAGGGTTATTTGGCGGTGATGCTCCACTCGACACCCTTGTCACACTCAATTGCCCAGAGATATGCGGCATACTTATCCTCTGGCTTTATGATTGCAGTGTAGGTATTCGGGTCGTTGTTGAAAACCACATCATTCACAACAGTCTCAACCTGAGAAAAATACCCTGAATTGCTGATTCCGTACAGCTTTACACCAATGTACGAGGAAGATGTGTCAACGATTTGGAATGTAAGGGTTACTTTTTGCGGCTTTGTGCAAACAAAGAAGTCGCTTACATAACCGCCGTTGCCGCTGCACTCAATTGTGCCATCCATTGTGATGGGTGTATAGCTAATGCTCCACTCAGAATCAGTTTCTACACAGGCATATTCAACAACAGTGGAAGAGGACGAAGCCACAGGTTCGGCAACAATTTTCCGACCAATATCCACTTTTTTGTTTTTCCCGTTGACCGTAAATGTCGCGATGTCATCATAGTTTGCCGTGGGAGCGGTGATTATACGCCGCCAGAGGCCTGCGGGAAGGGTATAAGTATCCGTAATGTCCAGCCCGCTGCCGGAGAGCGTCATGCCTTCCTCTCCACACGCAGCACTTGCAAGGTTGGCAGCAATCTGCCGACTGATGGCAGTCTTTGCGTCCGCAAGCGCATCCGTGCTGGCCTCCTGCCAGCCATCCGACAGCACGCCTTCCGCCATTGCTGCACCCGGCAGCAGGAAGCAGGCAGTCAAAACCGAAGCAATCCATCGTTTCATGTGGGGAAACCTCCTGTCATTTGTTGTTACTTAGATATGTAGTCGTGATGTTTGAGACATCCAGTAGACTTGAGAGCAGTGCGTTGTTGGCATCAAGAATGTTGGCAACGTTCTCGCTTCCTAACGCGCTCAGCATATCGGTCAGCCGAAGAATCAAGTCATGCGACACAACAAGCGGTGCTGTGCCAGCAGGACAGTGTGCATCCGCGTATGCTGTGATGGCAGTCATCAATGCGCGAATGTCCGCAGAATCAATCGGCGGAGCGCCAACGGATTCTGTCTGCTGTGCTGCGTGATTTGTTTCTTCTATCAGTGCGCCGTTGTCCTGCTTCCTCGCACTCGTTAAGCCGAGCAGGTAGTCCGCTGAAACATCGAAGTAATTGGCAATTCGCATGAACACGTCGAAGGGCGGCTCACGCCCGTTTTCATAGGCTGATGCCATTCCCTGCGAAAAGTGCAATGCTTCAGCCAGTTCCGACTGCTTCATTCCCTTCTCCATTCTTAACGTGCGCAGACGCTTGGAGAACGAGTCCATTGCTTCCCTCCGTCATTCGTCATGGTTCACATATTCCGAAGTGATATTCGACACGTCCAGCACACTTCTAATCAGCGCATTGTTCGTATCCAGCACTTCTGCGACATTCTGGCTGGTGAGTGCTTTCAGCATTTCCGTCATTCGGCAAATCTGACTGCGGACAAAATCAACCGGCAGCTTGCCCGCGGGTGCTTGTACATTTGCGTAGGCAATCAATGACGCGAAAAGCGCTTGAACTTCTGCCGCTTCGACAGGCTGTGCGCCTATCTGTTCAGTGAGCCTTGCCGCACAGTTGACCTCTGCAAGCAATGCACCATTGTCCGGCTGCTTGGCACTTGAAAGCCCCAGCAGGTAGTCCGTTGTGACCCCGAAATACTGTGCGAACTGTATCAACATACCCAACGGAGGTTCTCGACCGTTCTCGTAGTTCGAGATTACGGAAACAGAAGTATGCAGTGCTTCGGCAAGGTCAGACTGTTTGCAACCAGCTTGCGACCGTAGCATCTTCAAACGTCTGGAAAGTGTGTCCATGTTAAGCCCTCCATATTTTTTATTTTATCGCACGGACAAATATCTGTCAATTAGATTGTTTATTCGCGAAATTGGCGAATCATCTGTTGACATTCGTTTAATCGTGGATTATAATCAGCATATCAGCAATTTGTGGAATGCGAATAGCTGATACACCCGGAAATTGCGACAGCATTCCGCCAAGAATGGCGGGAAACGGAGGGAACATGAGCAAGAAACAAACGATTTACTACGCAGCGCGCATGGAGGCGGCGCGGAAAAACCGCATTTTCGCCAGCCGTGAACGCGCTGCCGACCTGATTCACGTCAGCACAGAGGCGCTGATGGACTACGAAACCGGGCTGACTGTGCCGCCGTGCGACGTTGTTGCGTGTATGTGCCGCATATACGCTCTTCCTGACCTGCGCAATGCGCATATGCGCACCATCTGCCCGCTGATGTTAGAAGGAATCGCGGAACGCAGCGAGCTTTGCGCAGCTGCGCTCGGTTGGGCGGTACAGCTGCACGATGCGGACAGCGCGGTACAGCGCTTTGTGTCGCTTGCCCTGGACGGGCGCATCCGACCGGACGAAGTGGAGGAGGCACTGCATGTACGGCGGAAAGCCGTGGAGCTGACGAAGCTGATGCAGGAGACAATCACGGCGATTGATGCGGCAATGGGAGGGCAGAGAGAATGAAGATGATGACGTGCCGAGAAGCAAGCCAGGCAATGTTGGCGGAACATGCGCTGCGCATCACGGCAGCGCGGATCCGCCAGGGCTGCACAAGCGGGAAATATCCATATATGCTGGTAGGCAACCGTGTGATGGTCGATTTCGACGCGATTTGTCCACTGCTGATGACAGAGTATGCCGACAAGGGGCTGAGCACATCGGATCTTGCCCAGCGAATCGGGCTGAGCGAAAGCGCCATCCGCCGCGCGGTCGCCGATGGGTGGCTGCCCTGCGAAAAGGGCGGACGTTCCATGCGGTTCGACCTGATGGAAGTTCAAAGTGCCATCAAAAAGCGGATGAACGACAAATACGAACGCTGAGGAGGGGGCGCGGATGAACCTGAAAGAGGTGCTTGAACACTTCGAGGTGAAGAGCGGGCCGAACGGCGAAAGTGGGTACTATGAATGCTTCTGCCCAGCGCACAAGGACACGCATCCCAGTCTGCTCATCAAGGCGGGTGAAAGTGGCGTACAGGTCAAATGCCAGCGGAACTGCCGGACAGAGGATGTTCTGGCGGCGGTCGGGCTAAAAATGAGCGACCTGTTCTACGAACCGCGAAAGGGTGTGACGAAACCGACTGCACCGAAGATTTCTTCGCCAAAGCCTGCCGAACTTCCGAAAGCGAAAAAGCCGGAAGAAGCGGTCAAGCGCGTTGTGGATCGGGTCTACACCTACACGGATGAACAGGGAAAAACCGTCTTTGAGGTCGTCCGCTACAAGCCGAAGGACTTCCGGCAGCGTGTGCCGGACGCAAGTCAGCGTGGCGGGCATCGGTGGAGCATCAAGGGTGTGCGCCCGGTGATTTACAATCTGCCGCACGTTCTTGCCGCTATTGCCGCCGGTGAAGCCATCTTCGTCGTCGAGGGCGAGAAGGACGCGGACAATCTGGCGCTCATTGGGCTGACCGGCACAACCTGCGCAATGGGCGCGTGCAAGTGGCACAAGGAACACAGTGAGTTTCTGCGCAGCGCGGACGTATACATCATCCCGGACAACGATGAACCCGGCGAGCAGCACGCGCAGAAGGTGGCACAGCAGCTATTCGGCATTGCGCGGAGTATCCGCATCCTGCATATCAAGGATATCTGCCCGGAACTGCCAGCAAAGGGCGATGTCAGCGACATGATGCAGCTGCTTGGCAAGTCGGAAACGCGCCGATTGCTTGACAAACTCATGGCAGAAACGCCGGAGGAAACCGCGCCGGAGGTCAGCCAGTATGAACGGGCAGTTGAACTCTACGACGATGTGCCGGGGTACTGCATCATCGACGGCGGCATCTGCGCAATGGGCAAGGAAAGCGTGCGCAAGCTGTCCACCTTCGTCGCGCTGCCGACGAACATCATCACGAAAGACGACGGCGTGAACATCGAAAAGTACTTCGGCATCAGCGGATGGACAAAAACGGGTCATCCCCTGCCGCCTGTGACTGTTCGAGCAGAAGAGTTCAGCGGCATGGGCTGGGTGCTGAAGAACTGGGACTTCGCGGCGAACGTCATGCCGGGAAACACCATCAAAGAACAGCTGCGCTATGTGATGACCGAGGTCGGCAACCAGAGTGCGGTGCGCGAAACGGTATACACGCACGTCGGTTGGCGGAAAATCGGCGGGAAATGGGCGTATCTGCATCCTGGAGGCGCAATCGGTGCGGAGGGGGTACGCGTGGAGCTGGAAAGTGCGCTGTCACGCTACACGTTCGACAACGATTTGCCGGATGACCGAACCGTGACGATGGCGCTGGCGCACAACTTTCGCGATGCAATGGCGCTGCACGTCTCTGTTCCGCTGATGGGTATTGCGTTTCTCGCGCCGCTGCGCGAATTTCTGGCGCAGGCGGGTCATACGCCGCGCTTCGCGATGTGGATTAAGGGGTCATCAGGCGTTCGGAAGTCAACGGCTAACGCGCCGACGCTATCATGCTTCGGGCAATTCGGCTATTCCGACCCGCTGCCTGCGTCCTTCCACGACACAAGCAACAGCATCCGCCGGAAAGCATTTGTCCTCAAAGACAGCTTGCTATGTGTGGATGACTATCATCCGGAAACGTCGATGCAGGAGCGGCGCAAGATGGAAAGCCTTGTGCAGTCGCTTTCGCGCGCATACGGCAACGGCGACGACCGCGGGCGCATGACCGCCGAGCGCAAGCTGGAGGACAGCACACCGTCGCGCGGGCTTGCCATCATGTCCGGCGAGCAGACACCGGACATTGGGCCGAGCGGCGTGGCGCGCTACTACATCATCAGCGTCGAAAAAGATGATATTGCCATTACGCCGGAATTGGAGGTGATGCAAGACTTGGCGAAAAGAGGATATTTGCGCAAGGCGATGAGCGAGTACATTGAATGGCTCAGCCGACGCGCTGATCACTTGGCATCTGAACTGCCGGAAGCCTATGTGCGGCTTCGTGCGCAGGCAATGAAGGCAAGCGCCGGCGCACACGGACGCTCGGCAGAAGCGGTTGCGCATGTGATGCTGGGCTATGAGATGATGCTGCGGTACATGGTGGACATTGGCGCAGCACAACCGGAACAAGTGGAGGAAGAGATTCGGCAGGCGTGGGACGTTGTGATGGACAACAGCCGCCGTCAGACAGAGGAAGCGAAAGAGGACAGGCCGGTTGCGATGTTTCTCTCTGCTGTGCTGGAGCTGCTGGCGAGCAAACAGGCAACGGTACGCGATTTGACGTTGGCGGACAGCGGGGCAACGCCGCCCAGCACCATCGGCTACTGCGACGCGCAATACTACTACCTGCTGCCGGATGTTGCGTATAGCCGCGTCGCACGCCTGTACAGCGACCAGGGCGTGACGTTTCCTCTCGGCAAGCGCGCGCTGTTCAAGCAGCTGAAAGACGAAGGCATTCTGATGTGCGACAGCGCAACGAACAAGACGACGAAACCCAAGCGGATTGGCTCGAATGTGCTGCGGCTGCTCTGGCTTGACCGTGTGCGCGTGGACAAGCTGTCTGGCAAGGTGGTCAAAGCGGAAGAAGAACAGCTCATCATCGTGGAGGCACAGGATGATGCAGACAATCCATTCAAGTAAAGGGGCGGTGAAGCTATGAGCAGCGAAGAGCGGCCGAAGCTGCCGGTCGAAAGCCTTGTTGGCGCACTCAACCTCATTGAAGCAATCCTCAACGAAATGATGGATGAATACGCGGCTGCCGTTGCAAAACTGCAAAAGCGTCCGCATGACCGAGCTGCGGAAAACACCATTGATGAGGTGGAAAACTGGGTCTGCACAGAAACGTTTGTGTCGTTGACGGGCGGACTGATTGACCCAGAGGACATGCTGGACATGATGCGCAAAGCCGTCGAGAACGGTCAGTACAAGCGGCGCAACAATCATGCGGGGCCGAAGCCTGACGAACAGGAACTTGCAAAACGAGCACACAGGCGAGCACTTCATCAGCAGAAGATGGAGAACCCCGACTATGCTGCGTCGATGCGCGAAAAGACGCACACTTGGTATATGAATCGCAAGGCGCGAGGCAAACGATAACGTAGAGCGATGACAGGAGGATGAAATATGAGCAATGACATGATTTCCATGCAGGGAAAAGCCTTAGCCGCCGACATTCGGCATAATCTGAACGACAAACAGCAGCTTCACCTTGACCAGATTGAAATGCGCATCCGTGACCATCGGGAGCGCTTCACGCTGTCACTGCTGGAAATTGGGCGCTGTCTGAACGAAGCCAAGGAAGCCAAGCTGGTGTCGCACGGGCATTGGCAGGAGTGGGTTGCTGTGAACACAGCCTTCACGGTGCGCGCGGCTCAGCGCGTAATGCTGGCAGCACGGGAGATTCCAAAAACGTCAACGTTGACGCTTTTGGACTTCTCCAAGATTGCGCCATTGCTGGCACTGCCTGCGGAGGAACGCGAAGCCTTTGCTGCTGATGTCGATGCGCAGCGTTTGAGCGTTCGCCAGCTGGACGCGGCTGTCCGGGAGAAGCTGGCGGCGGAACAGCGGGCGAAAGAAGCAGAGCAAGCGGCGGAGGATGCGAAGCGGAGCTGTCAGCAGGCGCGGGATGCCCTGCAGCAAGCGAACGCCCGTCAGCAGGCATTGGAACGTCAGTTGGATGACCGCATCAATAATCCGGAGGTTGTCGAGGTTGTCCCGGAGGACTACAAGGCGCTCAAAGAGCGAGATGCGGCGGCGGCGGCGCGAATCCGCGAAGCAGAAGATTACGCAGACGCACAGGAAGAGCGTGTGCGAGAACTGCAAGCCAGGCTCGATGCAAGTGCGGTACCTGGTGCGGAGAGCCGGGACGATGTGAGCGGCTATATCCAGATGTGTTCTGGCTTTTATGCCGAGGCGCTGCGTTATCAGAACGTTTCGGATGCAGCACTCTTTGCAGGAAAAGAACGCGCTGACCTGAACACTATGCGGCAATGGGCGGAAATGATTCGGCAGTGGGGGCAAGCCATGTGCGAACGCTTGAATCAACCGATGCGGACGGAGGTGGATGGCGATGTGCGATAAGCACGATGTCATTGTGCCGCTTGACCAGCTGATGCAGCTTAGCCGGTCAAGCGAAGCCACTGCCCAGCAGTTAGCTGACATGGTGCAGCAGTTGGGTGTGTACTTGGTGCAGCTGGATACGCGGCTGCGGCGGCAGGAGGAAATGCTGCAAAAGCGGCTGACCATCAGCAGCGTGCAATATCGGCAGATTCTTGCCGCGATTCGCCGCCGCGCATCTGAAATTGCCCGGAAATATCAGTTGGACAGCGCGATGCTTCCACCGCTTCGCACGGCGATTCGGCAGGATACAATCGGCCGCTGGCATGTGAAAGACCTGCATGATTTGCCGGAATCCATGCTGACAGAGGCGACTGCGGGCATCAATACTTGGGACAGTTACAGCACCATTCGGAAACTGCGACAACGATAAGGGGGAAAGCAACATGAACAAGCTCATCATCATTGGCAACCTGACACGCGACCCGGTCAGCAGCACGACACAGAGCGGCATCAATGTCTGCAATTTTTCGGTTGCGGTCAACCGTGGGCGCGGCGAACATGAAACGACCGACTACTTCCGTGTAACGGTCTGGCGCAATGTGGCGGAAAGCTGCGCAAAGTACCTGCGGCGAGGAAGCCGCGTCTGCTGTTGGGGTGCGGTTACGGCATCGACGTATCAGGCGCAGGACGGCTCGACGCGCGTCAGCATGGAGCTGAATGCGGACGGCGTAGAGTTCTGCGGCTCTGCTCGCCGCGAAGATGCTCCGGAACAGGATGAACTGGAATATTGACAGAGAGGAGGATGCAGCATGAAAGCTACGGATGTACTCGAACGCTGCCGTGCGGGTGCGGCGGAGGTGCAGCAACTTGACCAACGTCTGAACCGGCTGCTTGCCTGCGGTGCTGACCCGGCAACGATTGAGCGGGACGTTCTGAAATGCCGTCATGCCCTTGACGAACGCGCGCGGCGGCTGGATGCAGAAAAGCTGGCAGCTTGCCGCATTGTGGACATGCTGCCCGACCCGGAGTGCTGCATCCTCTATCGCTATTATGTCATGGGGCAAAATCAAGGCAGCATCTCGACGGCGCTGCATATCGCGGTGCGGACGTATAAGGCGCAGAAACGCAGCGGTCTGGCGCTGGTGGAACAGCTGGATGACGGCAGCGTCACCGCGCTTCTGCCTGCGTGGTATCTCGAAATGGAGGGAGGTGCTGGCGAATGATTGTTGTTGCGCTGCTGGCGTGCTGGTGAATCGGGAATGATGGGAGCGTCACACTTCACACAGAGGTGTGGCGCTTTTCTATTGCTATTTTTTTATGCCCCACCTATGCCCCTCTCCCTCACCCTGTCTACACCATGTATGCCCCACCCATGCACCCTATATGCCCCATTCCCTCACCTTGAATGCACCATAGGTGCATGTGCTATGATACAGCCACGAAAAGCGACAACGTTGTCGCTTTTGGAGGTGAGGCATGGCATACCGAGGGAAGCAGTCAGACCCTTTTTATCACAGTGGCGCATGGCTGGCTGTCCGGAAGAACGCTCTGCTGCGCGACCACGAAATCTGTCAGATTTGCCTGCGTTCCTTCCAAGCCGGTCTGATGCGCAAGCCCAGACGTGCAACCATTGTGCATCACCTGATTCCGCGCACGGAACGCCCCGACTTGGAGCTTGACCTGCAAAATCTGCAATCCGTGTGTGCAATTTGTCACAATCAGGAGCATCCTGAAAAAGGTGGGTTGCATGGCGCTGACAAGCCGGGACAGACACGGCCGAAAATCACCGCGCGTATCGTGAAAATACAGGGGGAATAGCATGGAATACACGGACATGCCTGTGAACTTGCAGGATGAAAAGGCAAAACGGCTCTACACGGCGCTGTGCGAGGAATACTTGCGGACGCACGGCGTTGAGGAAATTCCGGACAGCAGCATGGCATTGCTGACGGACATTGCGACGATGGAGCAGATCAAGAGCAAGCTGCTCAAAGAAATCGAAAACCGCCCGATGGATCACATTCGGAACGGTCGGCAGGAGTACTGGAAGCCGAACGGAGCAATCGGCGAGGTCAACCGCCTTGTCAGCTCACAGCGGCGCAACCTTGCCGAACTGAAACTCACACCAGCCAGCAGGAAGGGCAGCATTGACGCGCCGACGGACGACGACTTCTCTGCCTACTGACAAACCCGCTCTGCCCACCGGAAGCCAGCGGCTTGAACAATATGTGCGTGATGTGCTGGATGGAAAGATTATCGCGTGCAAAAAAGTGCGAATGGCTTGTCAGCGCCATCTTGACGATTTGAAACGCAGTCAAACGAGTGACTGGCCATATCGCTTTGATGCAGAAAGGGCAGACCGCGCAATCGGCTTCTTTGAGCGTTTCCTGCGTCCATCAAAAGGCGAAATTACGCGAATGGAACTGATGCCGTGGCAGTGCTTCGTCGAGGGCAGCTTATATGGCTGGGTGGACAAGCAGACGGGCTTGCGGCGCTACCGCGAAGGGCTGGTGTGCGTGGGGCGCGGCAATGGCAAGTCCACCATGATGAGCGGCAATGCTGCCTACTTGTGTTCCAAGGATGGCGAGCGCGGCGCGGATGTGTATTTGCTGGCGAACAGCAAGGAACAGGCCAGCATCGTCTACCGGGAATGTGCAACGCAGATTGCTTCAAGCCCTGCGCTGTGCAAGCATTTCGAGGTGCGGCGCGACGTTATCCGCTATCCCGGCACGCACAGCATGATTCAACACCGCGCGTCGGACAGCCGCAAGCTGGACGGGCTGAACCCGCACGGCGCTGTTTTCGACGAAATTCATGCGATGCGGGATTTCAAGCTCATCAATGTTGTCAAGCGCGGCATGAACAAGCGCAGACAGCCGCTGATGATTTACATCACAACGATGGGCAGCGTACTGGACGGGCCGCTGATGTACTACTACGGACTGTTCGGGGATGCACTGCTCGGCAGTCTGCGCCCGGATGTCGCTGACCGCATGTTTGCATTCATTTGCGAGATGGATGCAGAGGACGACATAGAGGACAGCCGCCTTTGGGTGAAGGCAAACCCGGCGATGGGCGTTCTGCTCAATCAAAGCAACTTGGAAGCGGACTGGGCGCGATGCAAACAGATACCCAGCGAACGCGCGGACTTCATCAACAAGCAGCTCAACATCTTCACGGATGCAAGCGACGCGCCGTTTGTAGACTTCGATGTCGTCAAGCGGAATGAAGATTGGATTGAGATGGGGCTGCTGGAAGGGCGCGAGTGCTTCGGCGGATTCGACCTTGCAACGTCCGAGGACATGACGGCTGCGGGCTTGGAGTTCCAGCTGGATGACGGCCGCTATTTCTGGCTCTGTCACGCGTGGACAACGCGCAAAAAAGTGGAGCTTGACCTCGAAAAGATACCGTACCATGAATATGCGCTCAACGGCTGGCTGTCCATCGTCGATGGGGATTACGTTGCGCAGGATGAAGTCTACAAGTGGTTTGAAACGCAGGTGAAACATTACGCCATCCGCGCCATCGGTTATGACCCGGCAAACGCAACGTGGCTTGTGCGGATGCTTGAAGCCAGCGGACTGCCGTGCAAGGTTGTTCGGCAAGGCCCGCTGACGCTGAATGCACCCATGAAAGACCTGCGCGAGGTGCTGCTGGATGGTCGGCTGGTGCATAACCGGAATGCACTGTTCCGCTGGTTCTTGCAGAACGTCAAGCTGCGCACCGGCTATGGCGATGAGGACAAAGCGAACTGGGTGCCGACAAAGCGGCAGCGATACCGCAAGATTGACGGCTTTGCCGCCCTGCTGGATGCGCACACGCTGATGCCGGGGGAAAGTCCCCTGCCGGACGGCTTCGCGCCAGAGCTGGATGTCAGCATTTACAGCCTTGATTTGTAACGGAGGGTATACAATGGGAAAGAGCAAGGAAAAGAAAGCCAAGCGCCGCGCGAACGGCACGCGGGATGCACCCGATTGGAGCGTGCTGCGTACCGCAACGCGCACCCGGAGCGACTACACGCTTTCCGGCAGTGAAGCCATCTACTCGGCTGTGTCGCGAATCGCGAACACGATGGCGATGCTGCCGATACACCTCTACAAGGATCATGAGATTCAGCGGGAGGACTGGCGTGAGCGCTTGATAAATTATCAGCCGAACGCCACCATGACACCATATCTGTTCCAGCAAACGATGGAGGCATTCCGAAATGTCGAGGGTAACACCTACGCGTTGATGATTCCTGATTTGACTGACCCGATGCGGCAGCGCATTGCATCCCTGGACGTTCTGGATGCTTCGCTGGTGCAGGTGGAGCGTGAAGTGGAGACGCGGGAAACGTACTACAAGTTCACGCTGGATGACGGGACACTCTGCCGGGTGCATGAATCCAACATGATTGTGCTGCGGCATATGTCCACCAACGGACGCAAGGGCATCCGCCCGATTGACGTTCTGATGGGAACATTGCAGTATTCCAACGCCATCCGCGAATACGCGGCAAATCAGCTGCAAGGGGTCAACTCCGGTGTCGTGCTGAACATCCCTTCGACGAACCTCAGCCCGGAGAAGCGCGACAATGCCGTCAAGCAGTTTCTTGAAGCCTACAAGAAATCGGGCGGGCGCGTCATTGTGCTGGAGGGCGGCATGACTGCCACAACGCTGACGCAAAGCCCGGTGGATGCGCAATCGCTGGATGTGGAGCGCGTCACGAAAAACCGCGTGGCGACCGTGTACAACATCCCGCCGCACATGCTCGGCGACTACTCCGACAGCAGCTACTCAACAAACGAGCAGTCCACGCAGGAGTATCTGACGCTGACCATCATGCCAATTGTGGCGCAGTGGGAACAGCAGCTCAACCTGAAGCTGTTGACGTGGCGCGAGCGCTGCGAAGGATACTACTTCGCATTCGACCTCGATGAGCTGCTGCGCGCCGACCAAAGCACCCAAGCGGAGGTCAACCAAAAGGGCATCCGCAATGGCTACAAGACCATCAATGAGGTTCGCAGGAAAGAAGGCAAACCACCTGTCAGCGGTGGTGACTTGCCGATGGTATCCAAAGACCTTGCGCCGCTGGAAGCTGTGCAGTCCGGCACGGCGCAGTGAAAGGAACATGCACATGCAGAAGTTTTGGAATCTGGTACTCCCTGAAGAAGCAGAAGCCCCGGCGGAATTGTATCTGGAGGGCGAAATTGCATCTGAATCGTGGTACGGGGATGAAGTAACGCCGAAGCAGTTCCGCGAGGAACTGGCGGCAGTCAACGGGCGTGACGTAACCGTCTGGATTAACTCCCCTGGCGGCGATGTCTTTGCCGCCAGCATCATTTATACGGCGCTGATGGAACACAAAGGCGCGGTGACGGTCAAGATTGAGGGTTTGGCGGCAAGCGCGGCATCGGTCATTGCGATGGCGGGCGACAAAGTGCTGATGGCCCCGACCGCGTTCCTGATGATTCACAATCCATGGTCGATGGGTTATGGCGACGCAGAAGAGCTGCGCCACGCGGCGGCTGTGCTGGATGAGATTGCGGACGGGCTGGTGCTGGCCTACGAAATCAAGACGGGACTTCCGCGCGATACCATCCGTCAGATGATGGCGGATGAAACGTGGATGTCGGCGCAGACAGCCATCGACAACGGGTTCGCGGACGGAATGCTGCTGCGCGGCAGCGAAACCGATGCGCAAAACGTGCTGCGAAATTGCAAATTCGGCAGCATTGCCGCGTGTGCGCGCACCCTCAAACGGATTTCCGCCAAGATGCCAGAACCGCCCAAACCGGCGAATCAGGAAGCGCGGGATATGCTTATCAAGAAAATGCAGACCGCAAAAGCGGCACTGACCAACTACCCGACAATCAAGTAGGAGGAAGCTATGAACATCATTCAGATGAAGCAGGAAATTAAGGACATCCGCGCGGAACTTGCTGCGGAAATCGACAAGGGCATGGAGATGGCGAAGAATCGCGCCACTACGCTCGAATCCATCAAGGCGCAGAGCGACAAAGTGGACGACCTGCAAATCCGCGAAGCCCTGCTGATGCAGGCGCTGAATACGGCAGAAGGCAAGGAAAATCCGCCGCAGAGCAAGAAGCTCGGTCAGAACGGCGGCTTCCGCAGCCTCGGCGAATTTGCCAGCGCGGTGCATAATGCCTGTACGCTCAACGGCCCGGTGGACAGCCGACTGGTACGCAATGATGCGTCCGGCGCGAATGAAACGACCGGCGCGGATGGCGGCTATCTTGTGCCGCCGGACTATGCTGCGGGTGTCATCGACCTGATTCAGGAGCAGTCCATTCTGCTGCCGCAGGCGCGCCGCGTGACCATCGCCGGAAACCGCCTGATTGAGGCGTATCTGGTGGAGAGCAAGCGCGACGATGGGCATCGTCATGGTGGCGTGCTGGCTTACTGGAAGGGCGAGGCACAGCAGTACAAGTCAAGCAAGCCGACGTTCGGTGAGCGCACGACCCAGCTGGACAAGCTGACGGCCATCTGCCCCGTGACGGAAGAGCTGCTGATGGATGAACCCGCCATCGAAAGCACGCTGGACACCAAAGTGGCGCAGGAATTTGCGTGGAAGGCGGATGCTGCCATCTTTGGTGGCTCTGGCAGCGGTTCGATGCCGCTGGGCATGGTCATGCCGACGACGAACACTGCGCTGGTCACGGTGGATAAGGAATCCGGTCAGGCGGCTGGCACGGTCAATGTGCAGAACATCCTGAAAATGTGGAATCGTATGCCTGCGCAGTGCCGTGCGAACGCGAAGTGGTACATCAATCAGGACTTGGAGCTTCAGCTGATGCAGCTGATGATGGGAACGGATACGGTGGCAACCAGCGACAGCGGCGTGACGAACCGCTGACGGCTCGGGCGCCCCGCGGTGCCCCCCTGCCGGTGCGTATGGTAACGAGAACGGCAAGCTGCTTGGGCGCGACGTGATTCCGCTGGAACAAGCAGCGGCGGTCGGGGCGGTCGGCGACATTGCCTTCCTCGATGCGACGCAGTATCTGATCGTGGAGCGCGCTGGCATCAATAAGCAGACTTCCATGCACATGTATTTCGACACTGATGAAGTGGCATTCAAATTTTCCTGGCGTGTTGGTGGCCGCCCGGACTGGATGACCGCGATTACCGGCGCAAACTCCACCATTGCCCGTTCGCCGTATGTTGCGCTGGCGGCACGCGCCTGATGAGGAGGATGCAGCATGTTTGATGCGGTGGAAAGCATCGTGATGCAGGTCACGGCGGATGAGGAGAAACGTGTGGCGGTCGCTTCCCTCTCCGCCAGCTACAAGGCAGGACGGCGCGCAAGCGTCAACATGGAGCTGGCGCAGGCATACGATGCCAGTCAGCACGATGAGCTTGTGCGCAAGGCTGCGGCAGAGTTCCTGACAGAAGTGCAGAAGCGCTGTCTGTCGGCGGGGCTGCCTGTTCCCAGGGAAATGTGAGGGGGGCTGAATCATGCCAAACATCAGCGACCTGAAGCGCTATGCCGTGGTGGATTCATCGGAAGATGACTTTGTGCTGGAGAAGTGCATGGCGGCGGCAGAACGGTACCTGGTCAACGCAGGCGTACCCGTGCCGACGGGGGAAGATCCGCTGTATGATTTGTGCGTGTATCAGCTGGCTGTCCACTACTACGATAACCGTGGTGCTCTTGGTGACAAGGCGGAGCAGCTTCCCTTTGGCGTCACCAGCATCATCCACCAGCTCCGGCTCTGAGGTAATGCAGCATGTACGATAATTGCGGCGCATTGCAGGACACCATACAGATTCTCCGTGCACAGCCTGGGCAGGATGCGCAGGGCAATGCAATCACCACTTGGATGCTTATCGCGGAAACGAAGGCACAGGCGCGCGACCTGTCCGGCCGGGAGTTCTTTGCGAACGCGAATCATCAGGCGGAAAATGTGATGAATTTCAAAATCCGCTGGCGCACGGGTTTGACAACCGGAATGCGCATCAGCTATGCCGGTGCGCTCTACGACATTATTCAGGTCAACCATTTGAACAATCGGCGCGGCGGCTATATGCTGCTTCGGGCGCGGATGATTCAGGGAGAAGGTGCGGCATATGGCAATCTTTAATGTGACGGGGCTTGATGAGGCAATCAAGCAGCTTGATTTGGCGGCGGATGCCCTCAAAGAGCGCGCGCCGGAAGCGGCAGTCGCGGGCGGAAAGGTCGCAGCGGCAGCATTCCAGCGAAGCGCGCCCGTGCGCACGGGACAGCTTGCCGCCTCGATGACCGTTGACGGCCCGCATCACACGGTGGCGGATGGCTACTACTGCGATGTCTACCCTTCCGGCAAGCGCGCCGATGGCGAACGGAACGCAACCGTCGGCTATGTGCTGGAGTACGGACGGAGCAACATGCCTGCACAACCGTGGATGCGGCCAGCAATGGAAGAAAGCGCGGATGAAATCAGCAGCGCCATTGCCGAAGTCCTGACAGGAGGCGGCACATGACCATCCATGAAATGCTTAGCAATGCGCTGAAAGGGCTTGCGCCTGCGGTCGGGCGCTATCCCCTCAATGAGCGCCCGGACACCTACATTGCTTGGTTTGAGGTCAAGGCGACGCCGGAGAGCGCGAGCAACCGCTGGATTCGCGTGCGGCACATGATACAGGTTGATCTGTACAGCCGCGAGCCGCTGGACACCCTGCTGGCGGCGACGCTCTACGCACTCAAACGCGCTGGATGCGTCATCAGCGATTGGGGGCCAGAAACCTACGAAACAGAAACCCGATACAGGCATATTCAGATTACCCTGCGTCTAACAACCAATGAACAACAGGAGGTATTCACCCATGAGTGAAGCAGAAAAGACGATTGGTATCTTTACCGGCGTGCTGGATGTTTACGTCGCACGGTACGCGACGGAGGACACGACGGCGGGCGCCGCCGACCCCGGAGCCCGGCAAAGCCGGCCGCGCCGACCTACGATCCCCCGAAGGTGCTTGGCGCGTCGATTGAAGTGACCATTACGCCGCAGTACGCGGAAGCGACGCTGGAAGCATCCAACCGTGTTGTGCGGCGCTCCAAGCGCATCAAGGCTTACAGCATCAAGGCGAACGTTGATACCGTGTCGCCGGAAATGAAGGACTACGTTCTCGGCCGCAAGAAGGACAAGAACGGTGTCACCATTCTTGACGGATCGACGGATGCACCGAGCGTCGCGATTGGGCTTTGCCGGACGAAGGACACAGGCGCAAAGGAACTCTGGTGGCTCTACAAGGGGCAGTTCAGCGAGAACGAAACCAGCGGTAAGACCGACAAGGTTGGCTCGACGGAATATCAGACCCCAACGCTGGAAGCAGTATGCGACCGCCGCATCTATGACAATGCCCTTGGCATGGTGGTGGACAGCGATGATGAAACGATTCCGAAGAGCGTAATCACGGACTGGTTCAAGACCGTCTATGAAGCCGCTGCGGAAAAGGCTGAAATGTAAGGAGGAATCGCGCCCGGTCTGCATTTTGCTTTCCGGGCGCGTACTTGAATCATGGAAAATGTGAAGATGGAAAAGGTGGTGCGCGGTCGTGACTTCGTTGCACCAGCGCAGACAATTACCCTTGACGGACAGACCTATACGCTCAAATGGGGCAATCGGCAGGCGCGTTATACGGAAATGGTGTACGAAGAGCAGTATGGCCGCGACGCGGAATACATGGAGATTCTATCGGAACTCCAGCGCCAGAAACACCGCGCCATCGAGGCGTGTGTCTATGGTGCGCTCCGTGCGGGCGGCTGTTTCATGGACTTTGAAACGTTCGACGACCTGTTCACCTATGACAGCATCGATCAGCTGCGCGATGTTATCCAGAAGTCCGTCATCAGTACACTGCCCGACCCGGAACAACTGGGAAACTGATGAGCCACGCGAGGAAAGAAGATGCTGCCAAGCACTTTCCTTGGGCGTGGCTGATGTATCATGCGCTTGACTTGGGCATCAGCATAGATGCGTTTTGGGAGACGACACCGCGCGCTATCTGCATTCTGCTGGGAGAAATGATGCGGGCAAACCAGCCGCGCGAAAAGCACACTGCAAGCGGATCCGGCGGGCAGACGGTGCGTCTGAGCTACATTCCGCGCCCGTAGCGCGAAGGGAGGTGAAACCATGCCAAATGGCACGAAGGTCGTCGAAATGAAAACGCGCGTCGGCGTTGCGGGCGAGCAGACCTATCGCGAGGCGCTGAAAAACATCAGCCGCGAACTGCGCGTCCAGAAGGTTGAGATGGATGCCGTAACGTCTGCCTATGGCGCGAATCAGAACAGCATTGAAGCACTCTCGGCGAAGCAGGAAGCGCTGACAAAGCAGCAGGACGCACACCGCGAAAAGGTACAGATTCTATCCGAAATGCTGGAAATCGCAAAGCAGGAGTTTGGCGAAAACAGCGAAGAAGCCGACCAGTACCGCATCAAGCTGGCAACCGCGCAGACAGCCCTCAACAAGTGTTCCAACGAAATCAACACAACTTCGACGGCGCTTGCGGAGGCGCAGAAAGCGACGCAGGAAAGCGCGGACGCAACGGATGACCTTGGCGATACGGTCGGCGAAGCTGGGGACGCGCTGGATGAATACGGCGAAGCAGCGGGCGAAACAGGTGATTCGCTGGACGAACTGGGTGACAGCGCTGATGATGCGTCGGGCAAGAATCAGTCGTTCCTGTCGGTCATGGCAGGAGCAGCGAAAACGCTGGGCAACGTTGTCGTAGCCGGCGCGAAGGCGGCTGCAAGGGCTCTGCTGGAAGTCGGAAAAGCGGCTGCCAATGCGACCAAGGAGGGCTTCGAGCTATCCAAGGAAGCTGGCAAGTACGCGGATGACATCGCGACGCTTAGCACACAGACCGGTGTTTCGCAGAGCAGCCTCCAGCAATGGACATATGCAAGCAACTTCGTAGACACGAGCGTCGATTCGATAACCAGCAGCATGACCAAGCTCACACAGACGATGGGCAATGCGCTCAACGGCAGCAGCGAAGCCTCAGACAAGTTCGCGACGCTGGGTGTCAGCATCACGGACGTTCACGGCCGTCTGCGCAGTACGGAGGATGTATTCTGGGATGCGATTGATGCGCTCGGCAAGATTGAGAACCCCGCTGAGCGCGACGCTGCTGCGATTGCACTGTTCGGCGAGAGCGCACAGAAACTCAACCCACTCATCGCAGCCGGACGTGAAGGCTTTGAAGCGCTGAACGCGGAGGCTGAACGGCTCGGCACCGTATTCAGCGATGATGAAATCGCCACAATGGGTGGATTCGATGATGCGATGCAGCGCAATTCGCAGGCAGTGTCCGGTTTGAAGAATGCAATTGGCTTGGCGCTGATTCCTGCATTCCAGCCGCTGGTGAACCGCGCAACCGAAGCAATGGGGCGCGTCAACCATGCCATTCGAGATGGCCTCACGCCCGACGAAATGGGCGAATTGACGGACTTCCTGCTAGATGAAATGGACGGTGCAATCGAATACATCATCAGCATCATCGAGGACGCGCTGCCGATGCTGACTACCGCCGTGGGCAAGCTGGTGAGTTCCCTCGGAAGCAAGCTACCGGGGATGGTCAATCGGCTTTTGCCTGCGGTGACGCAGCTGCTCCAAACGCTGGTGAATACGCTGAGCGCGAACGCGGCGGGCATCGGGCAAGCCGCTGGGCAGTTAGTTGCGCAGCTGGCCACTTTCCTTGTGAGCAATCTGCCTGCGCTGGCAAGTGCAGCGGTTCAGCTGGTGAGCGGGCTTTTCTCCGGGCTGCTTGCCGCCATTGAGCCGTGCTGGGAAGCCGTCAAAGATGGTGTCGGGGAAGCAATGGGCAAAGTCTGGACGGGCATCACCAGCGCATTCGGCACGCTCGGCGGAATCTTGGAGACCGTGCTGAATCTGCCGGAAGGGACTATCACAAAGCCACTAAGCGATGCAGTTGGTGCAGTTGGTGACTACTTTGCAGAGGTTTGGGGTGCTATTACCGGGGCATTCGGCACACTCGGCGAAATCCTGAAAAATTTGCTTACGGGTAACATCGACCTTGGCAATGCGTTAGAAGATGCAAAAAACACAGTCAAGGAAGAGTTCAAGCAAATTTGGGATGCTATCTGTTCCGTATTCGGAACGTTTGCGAATATTATCGGGAAGATTTTCGGTGTTACTGACCTTGGCACAAAGGTCAAGAACAGGTGGCAAGCCATCAAAGGTGGCGTTACGAAGGCATTCTCAAGCGCATGGAATGACATCCTCGGCAGCTTCGGCAGCTTAGCCGACTGGTTCGGTCATATCTGGGATGGTGTCGCCAAAGCAATTGAAGATGCTTGGGGCAACATGAAGGATGGCATCGGCACAGCTATCACAGGTGCATGGGATTGGATTACCGGGCTTTTTGGCGGCGGCGAAGAAGAAACGCACGGTTCAGGTGTGCATACCTCTTCAAGTGGAGCAGACTACGGCAGCGCTGGTAGAGAATTTTCCGAAACCGCGCAAGGAAGCACTGTGGTGCAGGATGTTGTCTCCGACCAAGTGTTAAGCCAGCTTGTCGGCAGCATCAGCGGCGAAGAGGACGGCGTTCGGGAAGCAATACAAACCGTCCTGCAAGCCGCCATCGACGCAACCAATGAGCTGATGACCGTTGATGCTGGCAAGCCGCTCGGCAAGGACTGGGTGACAGGTGTCGCCGACGGCATCAGCGAAGATGGTCACAAGGTGCAGGATGAAATGGGAACGGTGTTTGGCGACATGCTTTCCGCATTGCAAGCGGTTGTCGATAGCGGTACGTTCAACAGCATCGGCGCGGCCATCAGCAGCGGCATTGCCGTGGGCATCCGCTCCCGCACAGGTGCGGTCGTGCAGGCGGCGCGTTCGGCAGCTCGGCAGGCGTACTATGCGGCGCGCACGGAGCTGAACATCAACAGCCCGTCGAAGAAGACGCGCGAAATTGGCGAATCGTACACAGAGGGCTTTGCGCTGGGCATTGAGCGCACGACACCGCGCATTGTGGAAGCTGCACAGACGCTCAGCAACATTGCCCTGCGTACCACGCAGACAACGCGAAGCAATCCGCCGATTGACTACAATCAATTTGCGGACGCTGCCATTTATGCGGCGCGGCAAGGTGCTGCGCCTGCGGGCATCGACTACGACCGCATGGGCGACGCAACCGCTGCCGCAATGCGCCGTGAAGGGCTTGGGCAGACGACGATGGTGATGGATCGCCAAGTTGTCGCTCGGACGATAGAACCGAGCGTCAGGCGGGCGGGGACCGCACCCGGCCACCCAAACCGGCAGCGCA